AAAAGGACTTGTCTAATGCTTACTTCCTTGCTAAAGCACTACGTAAAGCGCCGATCGATACTAAGTACGGTTTCCGTATGAAAGATGTCGTAGCAGGTGGCAGTGTTGAAGCGTTTGAAAATGCATTCAGCACTAACGTATACGAAGAAATGAGACAGCAGCTAGTTGTTGCACCTCTATTCAACCGTATTGCTGTAAACGCAAAAGCGTTCTCAGTTCCAGTTGCAAGCGAAGATACTGATGATGCAATTGCACAATTCCAGAGTGGTACTTATACAACCGATACAAACAACTACGTGCCAACTTCTAATCAGCACGTTCTAAAGTCTGTTGAACTAACTCCACACAAGTTTATGGTTAAGACTCATATTGCTAAGGACGAAGAAGAAGATACTATTCTTCCACTAGTAGACTTCCTACGTTCTGCAGCAACTCGCCGTCTAGCACGTTTCACTGATAAAGTACTTCTACGTGGTACTGGTGCTCTAACTGGCTTCGATGCTACTGAGTCCCTATCATCTGGTTCTACATCTGGTATCGGTGGTGTTGCATCACCTATCAAAGGTGTTGTTAACCATGCAGGCGCTGTTGCAGCTCTAAACGTATGGCGTGGTGTTGGGTTAACTGGCACTGACGCAAACATTGCTAAAGCAAACGCAGCTACTGTTGCCAGCGCTCGTGCAGCAATGGGTAAGTACGGTCTATCTCTAGGAGAAAACCTAGTACTTCTAACATCTGTAGAAGGTTACAACTCATTTGTAACTGAGTCCGATTTCCAAACTGTTGATAAGTTCGGTGCGCAAGCAACTTACCTAACAGGTTCTATCGGAGCCATCTATGGTATCCCACTATATATCTCTGAATTCATGGATACAGTTTCTAGCACTGCTAACAACCGTGTTCTTGCTTCTATGATCTATAAGCCAGGATTCCTAATCGGTGAGCGTCGTTCTATGGAAGTAGAAAGCGAATACCTACCAGAGCGTCAAGTTACTGCAATGTACATGTCAACTCGTTTCGACATGAAGGCTCTAACTACTGAGTCTAGTGCAGCTCTAAGCTCTACTTACGCTTATGCAGTTAACATCCTAAGCGGACAAAGCGGCGCCTAATTAACGCTTTGATATAAAATTAGTTAGGGGATGTGGGCTCCCAGCCCCATCCCCTTTCTTACTTAGGAGGCTTAAATGCTAGTTACATTACTTGAAATAAAAGAGTTTTTAAAAATCAAATTAGACAATGACTCTGAGGATGATAGATTATCATCTATTAATTCCTATGTGTCTAGCTTAATAGAGTCCTACTGTGGCAGAGTTCTGAGTGCAAATACTTTTACAGAATATTATAATGGCGGCGTAGCTTCTGTGTTTGTTAAAAATCCTCCTATTAATTCTGTGGCAGAAGTATCTTATTATAATGGTAAAACTTATATTCAGCTTGGAGGTCCAGGATCTCAAGGGCAGCAACTAGAGGTAGAAGGTGTCTCTCATGCAATTAACGTATTTGGCGAGGCTAAAACTACTACAAGAATTAAAAAGCTTGGTAGTTCAAGTTTAATTCTTGATGGTAATGGTTCTTACTTAACAGTTTCTAGTTCTGATGACTTTAATTTCGCAGGAGAACCTTTTACACTAGAGCTTTTTGTTAGATCTAAAGATTTACAAGATGCTTCTTTAATCTCTAGAAGTGATGATTCTTCTAATTACTGGGAATTAGGATATAGCAACTCTGATGGGGTATTTTTTAAAAGTGTTGAAGCAGGAATAGAGACTAATTATTTGGTAGGAACTACTTTGAGCGCAAACACATTTACCCATATCGCCTTGGTAAAGAGTGATACTGATATAAAGCTATTTAAAAATGGAACTCAAACAGGTAGCACTCTTACTACTTCTAATAGTTTACCTGATTTGACTAGTGCTTTACATATAGGTGCTATTGATCAATCTCCTAAAAAGTATTTTAATGGGTATATAGATGAACTAAGAGTATCCTGGATAGATAGGTATAGCACAACATTTACTAGCTATACTGAGTCTCTTTCTTCAGATGAAGATACTAAGCTTCTTCTACATTTTAATGAAGGGCAAAATAAAACAAATATAGAAGATTATTCTAGAAAAGTTAATGATTATATTTGGTATAGTGATACAGGAGAAGTAACTTTTGATACAGGTCTTGGTAGTGGAACTCCAAAATTAGGATTTTTTAATCCTAGAAAATCTTTAAACTATACTAACGGCGTTAAGGTAGTTTACTCTGGTGGCTATTCCACTGTTCCTTCTGATTTAAAATTAGCAGCTTTAGAAATGATAAAAGTACTATACAAAGGTAGAGAAGGGGCTAAAACTGTTAGACTGCAAGGAGATGATTCTACTTCTCATGACTTAGCTATGGATGGTTTTCCCCCACAAGTTCGTAGAGTGTTAAATCTTTATAGGCTTATTTTATGATTTCAGCATTAGTATTTATTGATGATAAAACATTTGATAGAGCCCTTAAACAAGCTGGGACTACTAAACAACAGCGACCTTTTGCATTAGGTAAAATTGGTGAGGAAATAACTAAAGGTCTTTTCAAAAGTACTAGGGAAGCTACTACTGCTAGTGGTAAAGCAGACATTTTAGATGTTCCTATTACTAATGTATCTAATGTCCTATCTAGAATTGAAGGTAAAAACAGTCCTACAATTCAAAGCTTAAATGCTATGTTAAAAGAATCTATGGGAGTAGATACTATTAATATAGAAGCAAAAGCTACTGCAGGATTTTTAGGCGGTTTTAGAGGAAGTGAAAGAGGCACTCTTAAGATTACCCAAGCCACTCCTTCTATTAAAAAAGCAGATCCAGACTATGTAGCAAGACAAAAAATTTTAATAAATCAATTAGTTGAGTTAGGTATGACGGGTACTAGTTCTACAGATATAAATAAGTTATTCGATAGTTTAAAATTAAATGTAGACGGAACTTATTCGTTTGAAGATATAAAAAACTTAGAAAAAGAGATATACAGTATTGTATCTGAAAAAGATATTCAAGCTGCTTATAACAATATAATGTCTAATCCTGCTAAATTTAAAAAGTTTTTAGAAGGCCCTTTCGGTAGTTTAATAACAGATAAGATTAAAAATCTAACAGTACAAATAAATGCAACTTCTCCTGATGGTCGTACCTTAAGATTTTTTCAAACTTTTATCAATCTTAAATTTAGTACTTCAGACATAGTAAAGAAAAAAAGCGGTAATACCTATAAATTCTATTTAAGTAGTGCTTTTGAAAGAAAACTTATAGCCTCTACTAGAGATAAATTACTAGCAAATGCAGTAGGAGTTGTATCCTCTAGAGCTGAAGATGCATTATCCTTTGCATTAACAGGTAAAACAGGATTACAACAAATTTTACAAACAACTCAGAATTTAGAAGACTTAGTTAACTCTCTTTCATTTAATCAATTTAATGTTGGAATACCTACAGGCGGTTCTATACCTTTAAATTTTGGAATAGATGCTACTAATTTATTAAACTCTCTAAATACTAAAGTTCCTCGAATTTTAGCTACTAATTACTCTATAGCTAGTAAAGTTAAAAAAGGAAGATTTGCTTCTGCCCCCCAATTAACTTCCCTTTTGAGATTAGAAGTATTTTCTAGAATGAATAAAGGGGGAAAAGCTAGACCACCTGCTTTAACTTATCGTTCTGGTAGATTTGTAGAAAATTTAACTGTTGCTCAAGTAAACTATAGAACTAATGTAATTAACTATTACTCTTTACCCCTTTATTATTCTTTAGAGAAATATGATTATGAGGTAACAGAACTAATAGAAGGCAGTATAAGAAGTATAACACAAAAATTATATTCTCGTCAGTTTAACTTAGTACGTGATTAAGTTTAAAAATTTATAATTGCCGTAATTATTTTCCTGTGTTATACTCTTATCAAGTTAGGTGAAAAAAAGATGTCTCAAAGAAGAGATATAATTAAATTTCTGGTAGATAACTTAAAACTTATAGATGGAACACAATCATCTTTAGGTAATTATACTTTTAATACAGATATACATCAAAACGTATTCAGAGGTTATAGAACTATAGAGGAAATAAATGATTTTCCTTCCGTTTATATAACAGCTGGCCCTGAAGTAAGAAGATATAATACTGTAGGAACTACTCAATCATACTTACCCATAATGTTACGAGTGTATATTTATGATGAAGAGTCTGAGTTAGTAAATGAGCATATACATGAGCTTACACAAGATATTGAGCATGTTGTATATAATTTACCGAGAACTTACAGTAATTTAGAGATATTAGATTTAACTATAACATCTATAAACACTGACGAAGGACTTCTAACCCCCTATGGAATTGTAGAATTACAAGTTCAAGCAAGTTACGAAGTCACCTTATAAGGAGATAATAAATGGCTAATTGCGGTCCTAATACACAGATTAACCTTCAGAGAAATACTGAAGTTTTCATGTCCACTATTAACCTAAATGGTGGAGGTGTTTCTTCTAGCATGAACCCTCAAAATACTTGGAGACTTGAGGTTCTTGCTGGATATGCATTCAATCAGAGTGCTACTAACCAAGATATCACAACTTTAGAGTCTGGAAATACTCCAGACCGTTCTACTCAGCGTTTTAACACTGCTGTTAATCCTGTTGAGTGGAGCTTAAGTACTTATGTTCGTCCTACCGGTATGAGTAAGACTGATGGTAGTGACTCTATAACTGGTAACTCTAAGCCTGTTGCAGACTGGTTCTTATGGCAAGCTATGCTTTCTAATACTCGTCCTGCTGTTTCTGGCGTAGAAAACAGTGTATGGGAAAATGATGGTATCTTCCATCTTAAGCATCGTGGATTTGCAGATAATGCAGACATTGTTGCGGCTTCTAACGCTAACGTTTCTGCACACAGTTCTAACTTCCCACAAATGGAAGAGTATTCACTCTACTTTAAAGTTGATAACGTTATTTATCAAGTTGGCCAAGCTGCAGTTAATGAAGCATCTATTGACGCTGCAATTGATTCTATTGCTACTACAAGTTGGAGTGGATTTGGTACTAACCTATTTGAATTAACAGGTGCAGCACGTAATGAAGCTATTTCTGTATTCGGTGGTACATTAAATAATGGTACTGTAACTCCTGCTAACTCTACTATTGATGTGGGTGGCGCAGCAGCACAACACTATCACCCATTTGGTACTGCTAACGTTGGTGGCTCTTCGGCCACTGCTGATTTCATTAAGAACCGTCTAAGTTCTATTTCTGTTGTATCTGCAGCATCTGGCGCAGCTAAGTCTTATACATTCCCTGTAACTGGACTAAACTGGAGCTATAACAACAACGCTACATACCTAACACCAGAAGAACTAGCGTCTCTAAACACACCTATTGGACAGTTCACAGGTTCTCGTTCTGTAACAGGTAACTTCACTGCATATCTACGTGCAGGAGGAAACCAATCTGCAGAATTCCTACGTGATATTGTTAACAATACTTCTACCCAAACTACAGGTGCAAGTGCTAACCTACAGATCGGCGGTACAACTGCTCCGTTCTTAGCAATCAACATGCCTTCTGTACAGTTTGACTTCCCATCACACTCTATTGATGATGTGATCGGAATCACAGTTGACTTCTTAGCTCAAGAAACAGATCCAACTTGCGGCGACGAATTCACATTCTTTGTTGGCTCAACCAACTAATATAAATTAAATTCATGATGAGGGGGTTCATGAATTTGGTCTTCACTGGGAGGCAGCTATTCTTAACAAGCAACAAATACCCCCTCAATTGTTGTAAGTTAGATCGAATAGCTGCCTCTTTTTAATAAAATAGAGGGGAAAATTCTATGAGTATGATTAAAAACTTAATGATCAATGATAAGATCATTGAAGTTGAATTTCCAGATAGTGATAACTTTTATGTAAGCTTATCTTATCTATCTAGAGATAAACTGGTTAAAATTCGTAACCGGGCTTTAGTAGTAAAGTTTAATAAGCGTTCTCGTCAACGTGAAGAAGAAATCGATAATGATAGATTCTTAGAAGAGTACGCAAGAGAAACAATTAAGGGTTGGAGAGGTTTGACTATTCGTGAACTAGCACGTATCATGCCAATCGAGACTGCCGGTGCTAATATGGATCAAGAAGTTCCATACACTGAAGAAGATGCTCTTGCACTCTTACAAGGCTCTCCAATTTTCGATCAGTTTATCACTGATTGTATGAATGACTTTGAACTTTTTGAACGTGAAAAGTCGGACGCTCAGGTAAAAAACTAAATAGATACATATCAGAAGCACTGCAAAGCGGTGGTGTAACCAAAGATCAGTACTTCTTGATGTGTGAAATGATGGGTACAGAGCCTATCCCAGAAGAAATTCCACTAGAGTATAATGATTTAGACTATGATTGTCAATTAGCACTCAAAGTTTTTAATCTTCTTCCAGACAATATTGAAGGTATGGGAGGTACTTGGCTAGGAAAAGATTTCTCTGGGTTAGGCACACTTTTAGATATATACGAAGTTGAGAATAGACAACAGTTTATGGAGCTTTTAATGGTATTAATTACCGCTACAGCAGATCACCATAGACGTCAGCAAAAACAAAATGCTGGTAAAAAATCAAAAGGTAGAAGATGATTGGCAAGAAATGTTACTACTAATGTTGGTGTTAACGTAAAAGCTACAGGAGCAAAACGTGCAGCCTCTGATGTATCAGCGGTAGGCGCAGCTCTAAGAAAACTAGGAGCTGACGCTGGAAACGCAGAACAAGGCTCTACAAAGCTTACTCGTACAACAACAAGATTAGGACAAGCTTCAGCCTCTACTGGAAGACAGTTTAGCTCTCAAGCCCAAGGACTTGGTGGTCTCGTTGGTGCCTATGCAGGTGCCGCGGCCACCATTTTTGCTTTACAACAGGCTTTTTCTGCCTTAAATCGTGCAGCACAAGCTGAAACTATTATTCAAGGTACTCAAACTTTAGCTGCTCAAATTGGTGAGAGCGGTAACAAAATTATTAAGTCTCTTCAAGGTATTACTGAAGGACAGCTAAGCATGGTAGAAGCTGCAGAAAAAGCTAACATGGCTTTAGCTTCTGGATTTAATACAGATCAAATCGAAAGGTTAACTGTGGTCTCTCTTAAAGCTTCTCGTGCTTTAGGTAGAAATCTTAATGAAGCTTTTGAGCGTCTTGTTCGTGGTTCTGCTAAGTTAGAACCAGAACTTTTAGACGAACTTGGTATTTTTACTCGATTAGATCCCGCTGTTGAAGCTTACGCTAAACAGTTAGGTAAAGCTGCTAAAGATTTAACTGCTTTTGAACGTCGTCAAGCATTTGTTAATGCTGTTATTGAAGAAGGTGAGCGTAAATTTAACGCAATAGATACAGCTGCTCCTTCTGCACAAAAATCTCTTGAACAACTATCTACAACTATTTCAGATCTAGGAACCAAATTTGGTATTCTCCTAGCTAACTCTCTTATACCTATTGCTAATTTCTTTACAGAAGACTTAGCTGCTTCTATTTCTATTTTTGCACTGCTAGTTAGACAGGTAGGTGCTGTAGGTTTTAGTATGTTAGGAGAAGCTGCTACAAAAGCAGGTAATGATCTAAATAATTGGGCTGCTAGAGTATTATCTTCTAGTGCTTCTACGGATAAAGCACAAGCCTCCATAAATAGTATGAACCAGGCTCTTACGGAAATGGGACGTACTTATGCTCGCGGTAGTTTAGGAGATGTTAAGCAGGCTAATGCTATGTTTACTCAAATGAGAGAAGGGACTTTAACTGTTACCCAGTTAAAAGATGCTCAAAAAATACTTAGTACTCAGATGAAAGCTACAGAAGCTTCTATAAAAAATGCTGAAAGCGAGTTAGCAAGGCTTAATGCTGAAAATAAGCAAGGTACTAATCTTTTTAAGCAATATACCGCAACCCTACGTCAGTCTCGTGCAGATTTAATTCAGTATCAACTAGCAACTGATGCAGTTACAGCTGCTCAAAGCGCACAAACTAAAGCTACAAGAGTAGGTACTTTTGCTCTTAGTGCGTTTAATCTTGTTGCAAGAGTTACAGCAACAGTCTTAGGTCTTCTTGCAAGAGCCTTTAACGTATTCTTATTACTTGCAGCTTTTGGACCTATCATACTAAAACTAGCTGGTCAAGTAGAAGTTTTAAACGGTATAATAGAATCAGTTACAAAAGCTTTTAGTGACTATAAACTTTCTCTAGATTCTGTAGAAACCGGTGTTAGAACTATTGCTAACGATGGTAATATAGATAAAATCACAGAAAAATTTGTAGCATTAGGAGTAGCAGCTGATCAAGCAGCTAAAAATCAAGAAAATGCTATACAGATTTTAAATGAGCTAGCAGCTGATGTTGCAGCTCCTGGGTTAATTGAGTCTACTCTTAATATCTTACCTGGGTTTGGTACAGCGCTTAAAGAAGCAATTTTTGGTATTCCTACAGAAGATAATGTAAATATTCAAATTTTAGAAGGGCTAGATGAAAAGATTAGAGAGCTACAAAATACTCTTTCTAGCACAAACTTAAATCCTGCGGAAGCACTTAATCTAAGACAAACTTTATCTTCTCTAGAAGCTATGAGAGATTCTTTTGGAGATACTAACTTTAGAGTTAGAGAGTTTGCAGGTATATTAGCAGGCTTAACAGGTATGAATGCTGCTAGTGTGTTAGATACCCTAACAGAGTCTTCTGATAAATTAGAAATAAGTATAAATGGGGTAGCAGTAGCTACCCGAGATAATCTAGGTCAATCCTTTAGAATAGCTAATCAAAATGCTTCTGAACTAATTACTCAGTTTGTAGGTTTCAGTAGTGTAGTAAGCAATGCAACTTCTGCTATTGCTACTATAGGCACTCCTGCTAAAGAACTTATAGCTATTGGGCAACAATTAGTTAATTCTCAATCTAATTTAAATAATGTTATAGATGATACTAGAGCAAGAATTGCTGATTACTATGAAATAATTCGTCAAGAAGATGCTAATCTTAGAGAAGCACTTGCAAGAGGTGATAGAGATGCTGCAACTGCAGCAGCAAGAAGATCTATTCTTGCAGAAATAGAAAGAGATCGCTTAGTAGAAATTTTTAGAGGTGTTACAGCTAATTTAAGAAGAGAAGAAGAGAGATTAACTGAGCTTAAAAAAATAACTGATGAATTAGCTAGACAAGAAGTACTTTATGATAGTATTTTAAAGAAGTTCTCTTCTCAAATACAAGCTTTTAAAGAGCTTAGTTTTAGTGGTGACTTTAGTTTTGGGCCTGAAGGGTTAACTGTTGCTTCTAACGAGTTTGAAAAAGTTAACAATCAAATAGCAGCTCTTCAATCTAAAATATCCGAATTCGGAGCTGTATCTCAAGAGGAATTTACTGATTTAGCATCTAGAATTCAAGCAGAACTAGGCGATAGTATAACTCTAACTACTGGAGAGATAGTAGCAGGTTTTGATGCTGCCAATGAAACTTTAACACAATTTGTTGAACGTACTAGAGGTGCTCAAATAGCAAATCAAGTTCTTGCCGCAGACATTCAAAGAGCCGTACAAAATGAGCAGGCCTTAAAATCTTCTGCTGAAGCAGTTTTAGGTATTTTTATTCAGCAACTTCCTGCTCTAAGAGCGTTAGCTATAGAAGCTGAAAGATTTGCTCGTCAACTAGAAGTAGCTCAGATGACCTCACTAGGAGAGAACAGGATCGCTGTTCTACAGCAAGAGCTTAAATCAGCGCAAACAACAACTCAATTAAGAAGAGAAGAAGCAGACCTTCAGCAAAGATTAAACCGTGCTAGGGCCTCTACTATTAGAGCCCAACGTCAAGGATCTATAGAGCAGCTTCGTGCTCAAGATCAATTATTAAATTCCCAAAGAGAACAACTTGAAATTCAGCAGCAAATTGCTGAGTTAAAAATTACGGCTGCCCAAAATGAAATGGAAGCAGCTAAATCTCTATTAGAAATTGGTAAATCTGGAATTGAGGCGTCTTCTCTATTTGGAGATGACTTCAAAGAAATCATTGGTATCATAGCTGATTTAGGTGCTATGAACCTTGATATTGGAATTGCAGATGAAGAACTTAAGAAGAATGAGTTAAAATTAGCTAACCTTGATGAACTAGAAGCTATTGAACAACAAAGTATTGAAAATAGAAGACAAATTGCTGCTTTAGAACAAGAACAGCGTTTAGATGCACTACAGTTAGAAATAGAAAATATAGAATATCAGTTTGAAAAAGATATGGAGGTACTAGCGGATCGTGCTAGACAAATAGAGACAGAGCGTGAAATACTAGCTATTAGAAAAACTATTTCTGACGCTCAGATGGAGTTAGAACAACAAAATCTTCAGACTGAAATACGGTTAATGCAACAAAGAGTTGAAGAAGCTAATAAGCTTGTTACAGGTATGCAAGATTTTATTAGAGACTATTCTGTTCAAAACTCTGCTTTCTTAACCTCTTATGACACAAGTCAACAAGCATTAATTGAAGCTTTATATGAAGCAGCTAATATAATAGCAGGGGCAGTTGCTCAAGCAGAACAACAATCAGATCAAAGAGGAGCTGGAGCAGGTCGAGGAGATGGCGCTGCAGAAACTGCTCGAAGACGTGCAGATTCAAGCCCTATAGTACAAGATGGAGAAATTCGTTATAATGCAGGTCGTTCTTCAGCTCCGATTGGTTATGGCGCTGGAGAAGTTGATCCTGCACTAGCTCGTGCCGCAGCTGCTAGAAGAGGTCCTGTTCCTGTAACAGTATCTAATGCTGATGAATTAGCAAAGTCTACTGCAGAAGTATCAGAAGTAAATGACATTACTAGAAGAGGTCCTGTTTCTGTTAGAGTAGAGAATAGTAATGACTTAGCAGCCGAATTTATAGCAGGCTTTGAAGGTTTTTCTTATTCCGCATATCCTGATGAAAGACAGTATTCTATCGGATACGGTACAAGAGCTTCAAACCCTAACGAGGTTATTACCAGAGAAGAAGGTCTAAGAAGATTTACTGCAGAACTTGGAAGGTTTACTAACTCTGTTGAAGATATTAGTTCTAAATATGGTTATAATTGGAATGAATCTCAGAAAGCAGCATTAACTAGTTTTGCCTATAATTTAGGAGAGGGAGCTTTAGAGACTGTAACTGCGGGTGGTACTAGAACTAATGAGCAAATAGCTGATGCTATGCTTCTATATTATAACGTTCAATCAGATGATCAAAGAAAAGAAGCTGCGTTAGCAGATAGACGTAGACAAGAACAAGAGCTATTCTTATCAGATTTAACTACAGTTTCAGATAGACTAGTAGACAATATTCCTTCTCAGCCAGCAACTACTTCTGACATAAGTACAAGCCTACAAGGAAGCGAGTCTAATTTAGATAGATTAGCTAGAGAAACTGAAGATACTTATAGAGTTATTAGAGAAGGACAAGATGCAATCTACACCTCTCAACAAGCTGCGTTAGATGAAGAAGAAAACTCATTAGAGAGACAAGGTGCATTAAGAAGAGAAATAAATGACGAAGAAAAATCTGGTGCACAGGCTGCTCTAGATGCTGCTAGAGCAGCAGGAGATGCAAGTCAGTCTTACTGGAATCAAGAATCTCAAAATGCTTCTGACAGAGCTAGATTAAATAGAGAAACTGCAGAGGAAGAAAAGCGTCAAGCAGAACGTCAGCTTCAGCTATTAAAACTTAGAGAGGCTCAGGCTACTTTCCAAGGATTATCTAAGATTGGTGGTTTCTTAGAATCTATTACGATTACAAAAGCTCAAGATGCTTTAACCAAAGCAGAAGAAGAGTATAACTTAGCTATTGAAAAACGTTCTGTTGAGTTAGAAAAACTAAAAGATATTAGAGAAAAAGAAAATGATGTTCTTTCTCGTAGTATGGAGCTTATGAATAAGCGAAGAGAAGTAGAACAAAAATACATAGAGACTGTTGGGTTAGGTGTTGAAGGTGCTTCTGCTTATTATGATTTACAGAAAGAATATTTAGATAATTTAAATCAGGCAGCTGCTCAATCAGCAGATTATGATACATTAGCTCGTGAGCGCACACTACAAAGTCTTCAGCTTAATTTAGCTGAGATGAATGTAGTTGCAGCTACGCGTGCTCGTACTGAAGCTGAAAGTAAACTTAATAGCGGACTAATTAAAAATGTAGGTGCGTTAGGTAGCTTTATTAGAAAACTAGGAGAGTTTGGTAATGCTTTAATAAGTGTGAGTTCTCTTGTTAGCGGTTTAACAGCTGCTTCAGGACAGGGAGGTATTTTTGGCAATATCTTAAAAGGGTTTGGATTAGATTTAAGTGCTTTAAAAAATCTACCTAAAATGATAGTAGATGCTATCTCAATACCCTTTCAGCTAAATAACCGTGTAGCAGCAGAGACTGCGCAGCAAACAGCTGATGCAGCTGATAAAGTTACTAGTACTGCTAAAGGTCTTTCAGGTATTGCTCAAACTATTGGACAAGGAATAAGCATTGGTATTGCTAGTGTAGGTATTGCTCAAAAATTAGGTATAGTAGGCGAACAACCTACTACAGCCGAGTATTTAGGTAGTGCGCTTGGTGGTGTTTTAGGTAGATATGTAGGAGGTTTAGTAGCTGCTGCAGTATCTGGCACAGCTTTTGGAAGCGCACTAGGATGGGCTCTTGGACCTATTGGGGCTTTTCTAGGTGGATTACTAGGGAGCTGGTTAGGCAATCTATTTTCCAGAACTAAATATAGTGGAGGAACTGTAAACTTACAAACAGGTGCAATGTCTAGTTATGGGCCTCAAGGTGGCAATTTATCTCCTATAGCTGAGTCTGCTAAAAACCTAAACAACCTAGTAGAAGATTTAATAGGAGCCTCTACTCGTGCAAGTAGTTTTGGAGCATATTTTGCTAGTAAAGGTTCTAAAATAAGACAAAAAGAACTTCAAATAACTGTTGATGGACAAACATTTAAAAAAGGTATTTCAGATGATTCCGAGCAGCTAGGTAAAGATATATTTGAACTTGTTATGAAAGGATTTGTATCTGTAGGAAACGCAGATGTTAGACGAGCTATTAGTCGTTTAAATTTTGCAGATGCAATAGAAGAAAATCTAAAGAAAATAGAGTTTGCAGCTAATTTCCGTGATATAATTAATAATCTACAATCTAAATTAACTGGTTCCTTTATTACAATAGCTGAAGAAGTTGAAATGATAGCAGCCACTGCTGCTCAAAATCTAGATCAAGTTACTGGCGGTTTAATGAGTAATTATAGAGATTTAAAACAACGTGCTCAAACAGTGTTTGGCGATTCTTCTTCTCAAGTTAAAGAATTAGAAGATTCTGTTCAAGGAGCGCTATTATCTATAGCAGGTGTCTCAGTTTCTGCATCAGGAGCAGTATCTTTAATAACAAGAGCTTCAGATACGCTAAATAATATGGCTCTTATATTTGCCCAAACCGAAGGGGAAATGTTAGGTTTTAAAGATGCTTTAGTTGAGACAGGTATGAGCGCAGCAGAGGCAGATAGAATTCTTAGACAGGCTGCAGATCTTAAACTAGAAAAAATATCTCAAGAGTTTTATGATGCTATTAAACGTGCAACTGATGTAGCAAAAGGTATTGACCCTTCTGTATATGAAAATATTGAAAAGATACTACAATACCAGAACGATATTGTTAGAGACGCTAAAACTATTCAAGATAAATTCCCAACTAAGTTTTCAGATGCAGTAGCAAAAGCAGAAGAACTTGCTCAACTACAACGTTTACGTCTAGTAGCTGAAGGAAATGATGAACAACTAAAAGCTATTAGACTACTTACTAGTGTTACAGGTGAGTTTGCTGATGCAACTACTCAAGCAGCTGTTCAAGCTGAAATTGCATCTAGAACTTTACTAGCTGCCTTTAATGTTTCTGAAATTCAAAAAGCAGCTCGTCGTTCTGAAGCACGTCTGTCGTTCAATTATGCTTCTGTTGGGTTAGCTTCTGGAGGTATGGTTTCTGGTAGCGGTGCTCAACAAAATAAAGATTCTGTACCTGCAATGTTAATGCCTGGAGAATTTGTGTTAAACAAAGACTCAGCAGAGAAAATTGGTTATGATACTCTATTCGCATTAAATTCTGGTAACTTTGTACAGATGGCTGCTGGTGGTGCAGTTCAGACTGGTTTAACAGGTGGCACTACTGCTACTCCTTCTAGCAGTAGATCTTCTTTTGCTGCTTATGAATCAGATGCTAACACTGCTTTTTTATCTTTTGCAGAAGCAGCAAACATCTTAACAGATGCTAATGAAGATCTTTATAACACTTATCTAAATATATTTAAATCTATAAATTCTAATTTAGTACCGGCTCTTGAATATACTCAAAATCAACTTGCAGAAGGCAATATTTTGCAAGCTAGAGCAACTTTTGAGTACGCAACCAACGTCCGTAACGCAGTAAGTGTTACAGACGCGCTAAATCAAATTATAGCAGAGTCTAGAACTCAAGAAGCTCTTCGATCTGCAGGGTTAATTGAATCTGTAGATGAAATAGATAACTTCGTTAAAGCTTCTGATGATTTTTTCTTAGCAATACAACAACCTCAGGACTATTTGATACAGTCTCAAGGTTTATATAAGAAACTATACACAGCTACAAATGAACTTAATAAGCTACTAGCTCAAGGTTCTATTTCTACAGATGAATACAATAGCGCAATAGACTCTTTAAATAATGCTTATACTGACTCTATAGAATTAGTAAAAGAGTATAATGACTTTTTTATTGAGCTTAATGACAGTTTAGATGCTACAGGGGCTCTTTCTGAGGTCAGATCAGCAGCAAATTTATATGTTAATAGTTTAGATAAAATAAACTATGCAGTAGAAGACGGAGTTATTTCTACTTTAGATGCTAGTAATAAAACTATAGAGCTAAATAGGCTTTATAACCAAAAAAGACTAGAACTAGTACGTAGCTCTAGCGAAGAACAACTTAAAGTACTACGTGATGCCGCTACTAATGCTGAAGATTACGCAGGCGGGGTAGCAACTATTGTTGATTTTACTTATCAAGTAGGTGCTGCAGTAGAACTAGTATCAAGACAATTACAAGCTGCTAGTGAGAGCTTTAGTAAATTTGAAGTATCTCTAGTAGATTTTTATAATTCTACTTTACAAACTTCTACAGGATTTGGATCTAGACTGACTAAATCAGTTGAATCTATTTTCTTAGAAGCTGGGGTAAAGTTTGAAGATGTTTTAGGCACCTTCTTTGGTTCTGTAGGTAATTTTGCTGTCGCAGCTCAACAAGGTTTTATAGGGTTAGGTAATTTAGAAAAAGCTATAAATGAATTAAATTATCAATTAATTCAAAGTGAAGAAATAGATATTGAGACATACCAAACAGGTATCTCTATCTTACAAAGCTCATTCATGGATTTTATTTCTACTTTCCAAGATATGAGAAGTGCCCTATCAACTGCTAAAGATGATATGGAAAGTTTCCGTTCTTCTTTACTAACTTCTTTTAATACTATTCAAGAAGATATTACAGGTCTAATTGAAGGAATGGTATCTAATTATCGTTCTAATTTTGAAAACCTTAAAGGTCTTTTTGATTCTGCTGTTTCTCAACAAGCTAATGCAGAAGAAGAACTATATAATACTTTATTTGACGCTCAGAAAGCTTTTGCTACTGCAGGAGGAAACCTATCTGGTCATGTAGATAGAATAAATGATATTGTATCAGGTTTAGACCCACAATATACTGGCTACGCTGGATTAGACCAATATTTAGATGATTTAAAAAATGATATTATTGCAGGCACTGCAGAAATAGGTAATATAGATACTAAAATTCCATTATCTACTTTAAAAGCAAACTTAGCTAATGAGCTTAATAACTTAGCTGCGCTTCAAGCTCTTCCTGATTCTGCTGATAAGTTTGTAAAAATTAGCAGAGCGCTTTCTAGAATTTCTGATATTGAATCACAAATAGCTTCTTCTACTGATGCTGTAGATAATTTAAAAGAGGCAGCACTACAGCTAGTAGGTGTAGAGAAAGAACTTAATTTAAATAATACTACTGCAGGATTAGCAAATGTAGATCTTACTTTAACAGAGATACAAGAAGATTTAGTTCAAAGAGCTATAGATGCCCGTATAGCGTATAATGATGCTAATGCTGTTTTAGATGGTTATAACGCAGCTTTAGCTACAAATACAGTGTATATAAAAGGTTTAGCAGATGTAGTACCTTCTGTATCTGACACTATTTTGACATTTACTACTAGACTAGCAGATGTAAGCAATGAGTTTACAAATGTTCAAAGTGCTATTTCTGCTATATCTGCTGCAGGATTAACAGATTCACTTGATAATATAATATTCAATACTGATGCATATAACATCGATGTTCAACCTTTCTCTGATTCAAGTAAAATTCTAGCAGAACTAACCACTGCTATATCTGATTATAATAACATATTAAATGCTAAAGCAGCCTATGAAGCACTATACGGAGCCCTAGATGCTACTGCTAACGTATTGCCTCTAGATGAATTTAATACTTTAAACTCTGAGTTAGTATCTTTAGAAGCTAATCTGCTTGCAGTAGCTAGAAATATGGACCCTACTATTACTAATCTAGATAATTTAGATTCCGTATTTAAAACTTTTATACTTGATGCTATAGCATTATTAGAGACTCCTATCCAGCTTGATATTATTGAACCTAGAGGGTCATCAGGCTTATCTACTTATACTGTAGATACTACTGCCTCTGGTAGTATG